ATGCTTGGTACTGGAGGTGTTCTTCAAATAGAAGACTGCGTGTTCAGTCGTACCCGTGGGTGCGACGAAGACTCCCGTCGCAAACTCATACGATTGTGCCACCTCCTGCGAATTGTCTTTGCAGTCACAGTTCGTGATCGCCTTCGTTAGTAGACGATTGTCGCTGTCTACAGCAGCCCTATACCCTCCCCCTGTTCCGTCTTCAATCTGTGGCATCTAACTCTCCTAATTCTTCGCCTGTCACCATTGCAAGGTGAGCGTTCTGGATTTTCAGTTGCGTCAGTATCTCGCCCAAAAGGACGGACGTGGCCCGAACCTCGTTCACCTCAACAACCCCTATTTGCTCCACCACTACCGTCTTGTCCCGAACCCAGTCCGCGCCGTCGTAGACGAACTCCTTCTGGGTGTCCGTCTCGGTGAAAGTCGAGCCGACCATCACGTTCGACGGCTTGGTATCCGTGGACAGGCCGTAGAAGCGGGGCAAGCGGCCTTGGTCGTGACTCTGATCCGTGACGGTCACTCTCGCTCCTCGTAGAACACGTTGGCGATTAGCGTCCCGTCTCCGGTGCTCTCCACGGCCAGCCCGTTCGGGTACGGCTCATTCAGTCCGGAGATGCTTCGCTCCTCGTCGGCAGGGATGACGATCATGCTCGCGGTTCTGTCACCGTCTTTGAACGTAACGTAGCGGAGTTCCGTACCTGTATTCGTTAACGACCAGCCCGTTAGACGCGCAGCGCCTGCCGTCACCTCCACACGTTCGTTCAGGTCTTCGGACAGCCAAGAACTCACGAATCTTCCTTTCCAAGCAGGGGGGTGGTGGCCACCACCCCCCTAATGACTATGCCGTCGCCGGAATGGCGTAAGTCCAACCGTTAGCCGCCTCGCCAGCAACGTCCTCAGCCATGTTGCCCGCCCAATCGTCACCTGAACCCGCTGCGTAACCACCGGCAATGGTGTACGCCCCACCGAACGAGTTGCCGTAGAAGTTGGTGTTCGAGCCGTTGGTGTTCTTGAGCTTCTGCGTCGGAGACTGGTTCGCACCCCCCGCAAGGAAGGTGTTGTTACGAACGATTCCCATCTTGAAGGACATATCCTTGATGAGGTTGTCGGAGTCCCCGAACCAACAATCCTCAACAGTCCAGAAGCTGGGTGCGTCGTGGCTAGTATCGGTACACTGCATACAGGCACCATCCGTCGAGCCGGAAGCGAACCCGTAGAACCTGCTGTTCCGAATAACACTCAACGCAGAGTTGGAGTTCGTGTTCGTCACCTGAATGCCGTAGAGCCCCTGGTTCTGACCCACGAACAGGCAGTTCTCCATTACCGTCCCAGGCGCGCTAGCGTTGGTGGTGACGCCGTCGAAGTACACGCACGCAGAGTCGGCCAGCGCATCGAACTCGAAGCCACTGATATACCATCCCCTTGCCCTAATCGCAAGGGCAGGCGAACCCGCTGTGGATGCTGTGAGCCACGCCGCTCCGTAGGAGTCCGGCGTGGGGGAGACGGCGATAAGCCGCCCGAAGGGGCAGACGGTGTTGAGCGGCGTCTCAACGTCCTCGGCATACGCACCAGGGGCAACAAAGATGCTCACCCCGCCACGCCGGACGGAGCTAGCGCCGAGCGCGGCAGCCGCCGTCATCGCCAGGCTGATGGTTGAGTAGGCCGTTGCCCAAGACAAGCCTGCGCCCGTGGCCGACCCGTTAACAGAGTCAACGTAGTAGCTCTGCCCAAACGGATACTGGAAAATCTCGTTGCCATTGCTGTAAGCCTCAAGCTGCTGCGTCTCCTGGTTCCAATGCCAGCCACGCTTGACCGAAGTTCTTGAGAAACCCATATCTTATCTCCTTTGCTGCAAAGGCAGCACTTGAAAAGGAAGGTGGAGGGGGTTTAAGGGCACCCCCTCCGAAAGCCCACTATGTCAAGCGCTCCAATCGCGATTGCCCTTGGCCCAAATATAATCGCACTCCAACAGAGGGTCGCCCGTGGACCCGGCTGCGAGAATGAGAATCGGGTGGTACAGGGCGTCGACATCGAGCGTACCCGACTTCATGCGGGCTACCCTTGTCAGACCGTTCTGGTTAGCCATCCCTACGGCGCCAATCCAGCCCTCCGCATTCCCTGCAACGTCGATCTCGACCCTGGCAATAACCCAGGAGTCGGCTGTGATGGTGGCAAGGGCCCTGACGCCTAACGCCCCCAGCGTGGTTTCGCCCTGGAGCGCGTCTGATAAGGCAGCCGCGGTGGTCTCTGTGCCGTCCAGTGAAGAGTGGAACCTGTAGTCGTCCGTGTCTGCCGACGTGTCGGTGTAGAAACCGACGGTGTTGCCGCCGTCAAGCGTCGTCAGGGCTGTGCCGCTCAGGGTGAACGGGTTAAGCGGCTCGGCAACCGCCACCGTCTCCTGCCACCCCACGAACACGCGGAGGTCAGTTGCCAAAGTTCCCTTGAACCGTGCCTCCATTCGCAAAGTGCCGTTACTGGACGGCACCATCGGTGCCCCCCAGAAAGCCATGCCATTCCCTGCAGCACCCGCCCCGTTGGCCGAGACGACGCCACCGCTCTCATCCACGGTGAAGAAGAGTTCAGTCTGCCCGCCAAGGGCAGCAAAGGTAAGGTCATTGTACCTCGTACCCGCCGTGCCGTCCGCAATGGAAGCCGTGGCGTTATATCCGTTGAAGTCCTCAGAGAATCCGATTCTCCCAAAGTCACTCTGGATTGGCATAATGTTCCTTTCCAGCGGGTCCTCCGCTGTATGAAAAAGCCCGCGTCCTGCGGGCTGCTAGGTGTGTATTCAGTTGTTATTCAGTTGTCAGGAAGTTGGTGCTGTGGCGTCTGATTTGTGCAAGTACGCCCAGACCTGAGTCGAACCGCTCTTGCGCTCCACGAAGGCATACTCGTTCGTCATCGAGATGACGTCCGCACCGCCGCCGAAGTACATGTCGCGGTCGGTCTCCGTCTTGAGGTCCATGCCGATAGCGGCGACAACGCCTTCTCGGGAGTGCGTCGCCCCATTAGCGTTCGGCACGGAGTCCACGATGATGTTGCCATCCTCGAACACGTTGGAGCCCGCCACCGTCCCCGAGAAGCCCTTGCGGAAGGTGTCCGCCGTTATACCATCAGGGATGGTGTAGGTTCCCACGCCAGCCAGCACCTCATCCTGTACGTCCTTGATCTGCCGACCGTGCAGGACGGTGTAGACCTCCGCCATGCTCGGCTCCGTCACGTTCGAGGTGACATTGGTCTTGGCCGAGGATATGTGGCCGAACGAGATGGGATTGCCCGAACCGGGCGAGTTGGTCGTGGCGAACGTGGAGAATATGGACAGGTAGTCCTCGTCCTCCTTACGGTTCATCGCGTTCCCTCCAAGGCCGCCCATCTTGTCCTTCACAACGCTGGCGATCTTCCTGAACGTCCTATCCGTGATCTTGATGATGATTTGACTCATCGTCGGCTCAATGGACAGGAGCGTCCCTTGAAGCTGTTGGAAGTTCCGGTTGTCCACGGTTTCCGTGATGTCCTGACCTGACACCTGACTAAGCGCGAACTCAGTCCAGTTCAGGCCGGTATTGGGGGTCTGCTGCTTCACATCGCAGGTGCGGCGCCAAGTGCCCGCAAACTCCTTGACGATGCGAGCCCCGCCAACGATATCTGGCAAGGCATCAGTCAGAGACCCGGTACTCGTCTCTCCTGTCGCCATTTCTTATTCCTCCTAGCCCGCCCTCCGGCGGGCCCGTATTTCCTTAATCTGTTGGATAGGTGTACTCGGGTCAACGAGTAATTCCTCATCGCTACGCCCGCCGCCCGCCGAAGAGGTCGCCATACTAGGGCCTTGCCCCGAACGGGTTCCGCCCTTGGCCCCCTCTATCTGGGCTTCGAGCCTCTTGATCTTCGCCTGGTCGGTTGCCCTGACGTCCGCTATGAGCGCTTCGACAATCTTCTTGGGCTCGCCTTCGGGCCGGCCGTTCTCATCCCACCTCTGGATGGCTGCGCGGTACCTAGCAGTAGCCCTTGAGCCAGCACTACCCGCGTAATCCCCAAAGAAGAGGGCCGTCTCGACCACGCCCTGTTGGAAGCCTGTCTGCCTACCGGCAGTCTCGCCAAACTCTTGCAGCCCCTTGAGTTGCCCAAGGAAACCCTGGACCACTTCGGCGCCTACCTCTTTGGTGAGAGTGCCTTCGCTGACATGCCGGTTGATGGCGTCGGTAAAGCCCTTGACGCCCGACACAACCTGCGTGGAGAGCTGTATGCTTCTCTCGCTTGACTTGACCGAGCGCTCGATGCTCGGCTGCAGCTCTCTCTGGGCTTGGCCGTAGCCCGCCTTGTGTGTGACATCCAGCCGGGCCTCGTCTGCGAGCTTCCAGTCCTCGTTCTGGCGTTGCCTCTCTATCGAAACCTCATAGGTTTCAGGCTCTTGCTCCTCCGTCACGGCTTCCGTTTCGGGCTCGACAGGCTTCGTCCCCAACTCTTCAGCTGGAGCCGAAGCGACCTCTTCCTCCTGGGTCGCCGCAGCAGCGGTTTCGGTTTCCATCAAGTCACCTCCAAATGAAAAGTCCCCTCGAAAGGGGGCTGTATGCTAGTCCGCTAGTTGGCCTAAACAGGGACAGCGGATGCAGCAGGTGCTGCCTCGCTCATGAAGTCTGGTAGCATCTTCTTGATGTCGTTAATCAGATCCTCCGTCGTCGGCTGTGCCGGCGGCGTGGGCAGGGGCCCAGCCCCGGCCGCTATCTCATCCACGCTCGGCCCTGGGAAGATTGTCTTGAACAAGTCTTCCCGCGACTCGAACTGATGAACCGGCGCTGGGCCGATACCGCCATCTGGCCCGAGTCCAGGTAGCATCAG